TCGCCTTGCATGTTCTTGTCATCTAGTACTTGGTCATCTAACCAAAGTATGCCATCTAGTTCTTCTACATTATCACTATGTATTACATAAATTGGGTAATAAACTTTTTGCATGTATCCTCGTACGATGTATCAAATAACGATATTTTAAATAGTATTCTTTCTTTATCATTATTTTGTACCATATGTTCTGCTTGTGTATTTAAAATAGCACTTTTATACTTAAAATTTCCATTTCTAAAAGATACTTTAGCTGAATTATCATTTATAATCCAATTAAAAGCACACTTTGTACCCCAGTCTTTATGCCATTTTATTTTTGTGTTAGGAGCAATATAAACAAATTTCATATTAAACTTACCTTGTATATTTACTCCAAAGTGACTTTTTGCAATAGGAAGCAACTCTGGGTAGTTTATATGTGCAAAAGTATACCCCTCAACTCTTTCCTCTTTATTACCATGATGATAGAACTGTTTTCTAGTCTCCTGCATAGCTTTATCCATTAGCCATTCTTTATCAACATCCAAGTCAAAAGGTAATATATTATTTCTTATTGCTTGAAGTAACTGTTGTTGTTTACTATTTAATGTCATACATTTCCTTAAATCTTTCTCCATCAGGAATCATAACCCAGTTAGGTCTACCTGCATCATCTAGATAAGGCTCTTTAGTAATAAGTTTCCAACCTAAACCTATAATATGTTGTGCAAATCTCTCTTCCATAACTTCACACATTGTCATGTGACTTCCTGTGTACTTCATAGCAGCTGCTATAGCATGTCTTTGTTCTTCTTTTGGGTATCTATAGCCGGGTACCCATACTTGTCTACGCCATGCAGGGTAACTATAAGCTTCTCCATCATCACCATAGAAAGTTTTAAGAGTACAATACTGAGTTGCGCCCACCATTGCCTGAGGGTGCATTCCTTGAACACTATCATAATGCATCAGATACCAGCCATTGTGGTCATAGTACTGTTCTAAATCTTGATAACAAGTTCCATTGTTTACTATAAAACCTTCAATTCTTAACTGTATTATTCTATATAATTCTTCTTTTGTTAGTTCTTCCCATGTTTTACTTACGCAAATTATGCTCATAGTTTAATCCTTCCTGTATTTTTAATCTTGCTTGTTTAGCTACTCTAAGTGCAGAGCTCCATTCTGTACATTTACTACACTTTTTACATTGTTTATAATTATTTTCTTGTTTTATAGGAGAAACACAAGTCCAAATTTTCTTTACTAATTCTGGGTGCTCTTGCATAACTATACCTATAATTTCTGATTTAGTAAGATACTCTAATGGAAATAATGATATTGGCATATTTATAAAAGCATCCCACTTTACTCCATGCATATCATGTTGGTAACTCCATCTACTTGCAATTATTCTTTGTAGATATCGTATCTGTACTCTTTGTTGCATACTATCTTCTGCATTACCCCCATTTATAAGGTACTTAAATCTAAGACTAGGATTTCCTAAAACTAATTTAATTACATTTGTAAAAGCAAAGTCAGTAATTGGAACATTTAAATTATCCATTGGTATATCATTATATACTACTTTAAAGGGTACATTAAAATACTCTGCTATATCTTGTGTTGCTCTTGTCATTCCTTTTACAGCAGGATTATCTCTATCTACAACTTCTGTAAATAAAAAGGGTTTATACCCTTTACCCACTGCCCAGGCAACAGCCGCAGCTGTTTCAATACCACCACCTGATGGCATTATACTATCAATACCCGAATTTTTCAAAGTCTCTTTCATAGTAGTCTCTAACTAAAATTTTATTCTCTTTTGTCCACTCACCCTTCCAAATAGGTGCGCTAGTGTTTTTATACGTCTTTTTAAGTCCTACTGCTTCCCAGATAGTACCATCTTCTAATTTATGTACTTCTACTTCTCCGCCTGCAATATAAAGGAACTGATGCTTTAATAAAAGACTTGCATCAAACATTGGGTTTACGCATGACAGCATTTGTATGTACTCCTCAGGATTATCTAAAGATTTTGCCCAGTGTCCTTCTCTTAACGCACCAATTGCACGAGGTACCCACTTTACAAAAGAAGTGTCTACTAAACCTAGACTAGAAAGATGTTTCCATATACTAGCGAATCTAGTAATAGGATTTCTTACTTGAGTAATAAACTTATAATCTCTATATACGGGGTAGTATTTATCATAGCTTGCATGCATATTATAGAGTGTTTGACGCTCATTATCTCTGCCAATAATCCTACTTATTTTAGCTTCTAATCCTGCACTCCATGTCTTAGCTGCTATTACTTTTCCTCTATCTGGCAAAGTATGTATGTAAGCAGTAGACACACTAGTGCCCCCACATTTAGGTATATGTATAAAACAAGTTTTTAAATTCTCAAAGACCATAAAGCTTTTCAAACTTTCCTAAACTATAGTCATCTGCAACATCAAAGTCACATCCAACTGGGGAGCCTGGAATCATTAATCCTCTGTCTTTTTGAATACATAGTCTCAATTTGATACTATAATCTTCTACTAAATCTTCTCGTACTTCTGCTAGAACTGAATCATGAACAAGTGCAAATATCTTAGCATCCATTCCTGTCTCAACAATATGCTTTTGCATATCAATCGCACCTAATAAATTTATATCACTAGACACAGATTGAACGAGGGCATTTACACCACTACGAACTTCGTGAGATGCAATACCTTTATCTTTACTGAAAACATTTGGTAGTCTTCTCTTTCTTCCAAAATGAGAATAGACATAGCCATTGGCTTGAATAAAATCTTTAGTATCATCTAACCATTGTTTTAACTTAGGAAAAGCCTCGAAGTAATCATCAATAACTTCTTTCGCTTGACCCGGTGAGAAATATTCTCCACTATCCTTCGTAACCTGTTCACTAATTTTTTTCGGACCTGCTCCATACATAATACCAAAGGTAACGGCTTTTGCCTGTTGTCTTTTGGCAGGATAGAACTCTGCAACTTCTTCTACGTTTCCTGGTAGTCTGAATACTTGTTTAGCAATAGTACTGTGGAAATTACCACCTGACTTAAATACATTCTGTAACCCTAAATCTTTGGCAAGTATTGCAGCACAGTAAACCTCTGCTGTTGTTAGATCCATTGCAACTATCTTATACCCTGTTTTTGCTTTTATACAACCTTTTACAGTCGGATTATCTCTTGGAAGCTGTTGCATATTTAGTTTACCACTAGATGACAGCCTTCCGGATGTAGTTCCGTGTAGGTTAAAATTTGTACGAAGCCTTGAATCTCTATCTAAGTTAGGTATAATTTTATCAAGGTAAGTAGTTTTAATCTTAACTTTCTGTCTTATCTCAAGAATATGTTTAGGAACTTCGTGTTCTTCCGCAAGTTGTCCGAGAACTTCCGCGTCTGTGCTGTGAGCTCCAGTACCTGTTTTCTTACCCGTTGGGGTCAGATTTAAATAGTCAAATAGTAACTCTCTAAGTTGAACTGTTGAATTGGGGTTGAAGTCTGAGCCTTTAGCTGCTTCAAATGTTTTAATTTGGGGGAACTTATATAGTTCGGCTACTGCACTATCTATATCTTCTTGCATACGCTTTTGACCAAACTCTAGTCTAGTCTTATCGAAAGGCACACCATTGCTTTCTGCATCTTTTAAGAACCTTACTCCTTCAATAAGTAGATTCTGATATACCCAGTAAAGTTTACTGTTAGACTTAAGAGGTGCTTCAAACTTTTCAAATAATAGGAAAGTGACGATAGCATCCATTGCTGCATATGATTTCATAACTTCAAAAGGTATCAAGTCATAGCTAAAATCTCCTTTAAGTATTCCATGGGTTTTACAATAACTTTCTCTCCACTGATCTAATTCTTGTTCATAGTCTCCATAAGGAGTATGTTTTATTGCTAACTGTTTAAGACCATGCTTTCCAGGTTGTTCATCAAACATATAGTGCATCATCATTGTATCTTCAAATCTTGGAAACTTAAAGTTGAAATGGTACTCAAACCATTGTATATCAAACTTACTATTATGAAAGACTATTCTTTTAGTATCAAATATCTTTTGCATAAGTTGTTCGGCTTCTTCATCTATAGCTTCGCAATCTACATAGACTCCATGGTCAGGTTCATATGACATAGAGAACCCTAACATATACCCATCTCTACAATATAATGCAGATGTTTCACTATCTAGTGCGACATAATCTTTTGGGTCTGCTAGTGCTTTATTAAGATAAGTTATTAAGTCACTTGTTTCCGTAATTCCATAACATTTATCTTCACCTAATCTTTCTTGTTTTAATTCTCCGCTTACATACTTAGTTATACTCTCGATTGCACGCTCGAATTCTGTCTTTGCTTCTGGTTTGAACTTAATCATTGCGGGATTAATTAAACCTAAAAACTTAGAATCGCAAACTTTTCCATTGAACTCTGTTACCGATGTCTTTTTTGTATACATTTTGAAGGCTTCTGAACCTACAAGAATGAGCCAATCATACGCATCGATATCTATTTCTATATCTACATCTTTTTTTAAAACTTTTTTAACACTAGAATTTGAACATAGTGCATATCTATCTACCTCAAAATCGAAATATCTATCCCAGTTAGTTGATGATGCTTTTGTTTCTATTAATCCTATTTTCATTTTTCCTCTTTGTTCATGTAATTTGCTAGTTTTGTATCGCATTGTTTGTAGTTTCTATAGAAACCTTCTATCTCTTGCAACTCTATTTGTAATGTGTGCCACCAAGACTTATCCATTATAGTTTTCTCAGCAATTGCTTTCTTCTTATGTTGAATTAGTACTTTTATAGCTAATGGGTTCCATGTCTTTCCACCTTTCTCCCACAGGGAAGGTTTATAATAAGTAAGAGCATATTTTTGTTTTGCTTTTCTTATAGCGACAATACTTCTGCGAAGGTGTTCCGCACAAAATTCTATGTCCCAATCATTCGCGACACATATTTCGTAATCGTATTCTGTCCAGCGTTCGTTAGCACTGGTTATATTATTCACCATATAATTGTTTCTTTAATCTTTCTATCTGGTCACGGTTTAAGTTACCAGGGTCTGTGTTTAGGGGTAAAGTTACTACCCTTGCTGACATTTCTAAGGACTCGGCTAAACCTTTGGCTGCTTCTGCAGCTCTATTACCTGCCTCATCTCCATCAAACATGATGTCGACTCCTTGTACTCCCTGCATTTTTAGTAAGGATAATTTTACCCAGTTGACTTGTTGTGTGCCAAAACAGCAAACAGTATTCTTAAGACCTTTGTCCCATAAGTTTAAAGCATCGAATATGCCTTCTACTAGAATAACTCTGTTCTGTATAAGCTTAACCTTGGCAGGGCAAAAGGGCATTTCCGCCCCGCCAGGATAGATATAGTACTTTGATTGTCCCATACTAGCTTCACTGATTAATCTTCCGATTAAGGCAACAGTTTTTCCTGTGATGTTACGGATTGGAAAGATAATTCTGCCTTCAAACTTAGGAGTGTTCCAAGTAAACGCATCCCATATACCTAGAGTCTGCTCTGATATATTTCTAAGCGGTCCACCTGACCATCTTATTCTCTCTTTAGGTAATTGAATACCTACTGTTTGAGACTTAACTTTCGTTATTGCTTCACGAATACGATGAAGCCTTACTTCCAAAGGGCTAGAAGGGGCTCCATAGTATGTAAACAAATTTCCTTTAAAACCACAGGAAAAACAGTTGAATACTCCTGTCACTCTATCAATTCTCATTGACGGGTGGGAATCATCATGTTCTGGGTTTAAGCAGAGTACAGTAGCATCCTTACCACTTATTTGATAATTTACTCCTTTCTCTTGTAAAAGTTCTTCTGCTGTCATAATTATATATAGTATATCAAATTTTTAACCCGGTGTCAAGAATTATTTTTCGTTGTTTCACTTGTATTTTGGGTCATTTCTATCGTGTTTCCACTTTAAAGTATCCCCTATTCTTTCAAATTCTCTCATATCTACTCCGTCAGGGTCTACTTTATCTTCGTAGTACATGGATTTCCAAGCTAACTCTGCCATCTGGAACCAGACAGCTACTGCTTTATCCCTAAAATCTTCATCTCCCCATAGATAATATAAAAGCCACCACTCCTTATCGAAGCGGCATACTCTTATTTGTTGGTCGTGTATTTCCGGTAGGTCCACCGCGGCCCTCATTCTTTGAGAGCCTGCAATGGGGTACCAGTTGGGCATACACAGGATGGGAGATTTGACCCCGTGCTGCCGCAGACTGTTCGTTAATTTTTCATTGGGTGGAACATTAGCAATATTTTCTTTTACTTTGTCTTGTTCTAACATCCATCCAATAGTTCTCACATACCATGTATGTGGTGGGAGAGGGATTAATTCAGCAGTTTCTCTACTTACTCTATCATCCGCCATTATTCATCTCCTTGTATCTTTGTGTCCATTCATCTTCATAGATTTTTCTAAATTCTTCTAGTGAAGGAATAGGTACGTGTTGTAGTTTTTGCACTACTCTTATATGTCGAGTATATGCAATCATTAATTGTTCTTCTGTGTATAATATCATATTACCAAGGTACGTCGTTAACCTCTTCTCCTGTTTTTCCCATAGTTTCTTTCAGCTCGGCTTTCTCATCTGGGTCCATTGCTGTGTGTGGCCCGATTTTAAGTGTACTCCAATTCATCTCACTCGTGAATCCTGCAACTCTAGCATTACGCCTTTTTTGGCAGGAGAATTTCATAGCTTCTGATTGGTCGAAGTGATCTATACTATAGAAAGCATCTACAGCATTATCGACATTGGTTGAGAATTTAGCAGAACCGTCTGCTTTCGTTTGAATCGCTGTCACAGTAGTAGTATTATACTCTTGTGCCAACTGTTTAAAATATTTAGATATTTCTATCTGTTCTGTCCAGTCATACTGACCTGCTTTAACATTGCCTGTTCTTTTTACTTGGTTTAAGTAATCAATAATAATTACACCTGGATTATGTAACTTCATTAAATTCTGCCTTACAACACTAGCAATTTTTGCTGTGGTAAGTGCAGGGTCATAATAAATTTCTATTTGTGGTTTGCTGTAGTCAATTCTATTTCTGACTAGCTTTGTATGAAACTCTTTAAAGTTTGATTTGTCTAAGTTTTTATAGTCTGCTAAGACTGTTTCTCCATCTGTGAATCTATTAGCCCACCAAGCTCCTACTTTATTCCATTCATGTGGCTCTAAATTTTGATGTATTAATCTGTTACAATCTACTTCGGTTTCGATTGCTACTATTCTTTGTAGAATGTCTTTGCTATTCATTTCTATTGTAAAGTACAAAGCGCTACGACCTTGTTTTCTTATTGCACTAGCTATGTTACAACACACTAAAGACTTACCACCACCTGACTTAGCACCAAGTAGTATAAGCTCATCTGATTTGAATGAGTACTCTAGGTCGAAGTCTTGATTCAAGCCTAAAGTAATTCGTTTTTTGTATTCTTCTTCATCATCAAATAATTCTATCGTTTCCATACTCTCATTTGCATCCTGAGTATCTACTTTATCTTCTACAGACACGACAATTTCTTGAAGTAAATCAATGTTTTCTCTTGCGTCTGATATTGCGATTTGGTTTTCTACGTAGCCTTCGATTGAAGATAGAATTTCTGATTGTGTATATTGATTCTTGAGATAATCTAACAATAGGGATGCATCGACATCTGTTTCTACAGTTTCGATAGCGTAAAGTTTTTCTTGCATATCAGAAGAACGAACTTCAAGTTTAAGTTCTTCAAATGTTGGTAGATTTTTATATTTGTCAACGTGTTTGTCAACAACTTTCCACATCTTTCGGTATTCACCTTCAGGTAGATAATGTTGTTTTAATCCGTTCCAAGTATCAAAATCGCCAAGCGACAAGATTTGCTTCAGTAATGCACTTTCTAGTGTCAAATTGAATCTCCCAAGACAATTTTATATTAATAAAAAGCGATAGGCTACTGAAAGCAACCTATCGCCAAGATGAAATCAGGTATTAGCCGATATCTTTTTTAGCAGCTCCGTTATAGTCTGAGCTTTGTAGACCTCTTCTAGTAAGCATTGTTTTCACGCCTCTTACTGTTTTGCCGATTGTATCAGCGATAGACTCAACAGTCATGCTGTTAATATCTAAATCTGCTAAAGGATCAGCTTTGCTAGAACCTTTAGTTTCTTTTTGCTTAGGAATCGCGTTGATTTCCCCAGCTCTAAGAAGTGATAAAGCTTTTCCTCTGATAGAGTTTACACTTCTACCTAGAGCTTCTGCGATATCTTCAATGAAAGCACCATCGTTTACTAATGAAACGAATTGTCCTTCTTCATCCTCGTTGTAAGACTTTACAGTCTCAACTTTAGGAGCAGGTTTAACATGCTCTGTAAGTTGCATAGAAAGGATTTTACCTTGAATTGACTTAGCAGTAAATGCTCCGCCTTCAAAGTTTGCAGCGATGTCTGCATATGTGTATGAGCCAGAGTTATCTGTTACAAAGTTACTTAAAGTAGCTTCTTGCTCATCTGAGAAAGATTTAGAAGCTGATGCTGAAGCTAGTTCAACGTCAAAACCCATCTTTCTTAATTTACTAGATACACTTCTTACTGAAGTTTCTAGTTGCTCTGCTGCTGAAGCAACAGTAGTTTGAGATATAGGGCTCTCATCCCCAACAAAAGAAGTCAATTCTGAAGTTCTTTCATCTGTCCATTTTGGTAATGCCATTTTATTATTCCTCTAATAAATGTTTTAGGTTTGTTATTATTACGACACCGCGTTCTTGCGCCGCCATTGTTTTTGCTGACTCGATTCCTGACTCATTAACCAAATGAGTACAGTCTTTAGTTAGACTTGATTTTACGATAAATCCATATTGACTAAGCACTTGCTCTGCATGAGCTTTAGTCGGATAACTTTTCAGTCTACCACTAATGCATATAACACCCTTGACCTGTTTCTTTTCTAGTATTTTATTTTTCCAGTTGAAAGGCAAGTTGTTGTAGTTATTTGGGTAGTATTCAGTTTCTAACCAGTTAATTAAATTAGTAGTTGCTTTTGGACCAATACCCGCTTCGGAGCATTTTATCTCGCTTATATCTTCAATATGAGATATAGTATTGCATAGTTTTTGAGAAGCTGATTGACCAATAAGTGGAATCGAAAATGCCGGTATTAATTTTACTAGCGGAGTTTCTTTAGACTTTTGAATCTCAATATAGAGTTTCTCTCCTAATTTAACTGAACCTAATCTTGACTGTAAATCTTCTACAGTTAATGAATACAATTCTTCGTAATCTTGGATTTCCAGCTTACTTACAGCTGCAGGACCAAGCCCTTTAATTTTTAGACTAGAAGCGAAGTTGACCACTTTCTTATCCCATTGTGAAGGGCATGAGTCGTTTTTACAGAATAACTGGTCATTAACGAACTCTAACTCACTATCACATGAAGGGCAGTTAGTCGGTGGTATAATTTTTCTCACTTACGGTTTCCTTTCTAAATATATAACATATTATACAAAAAGTTTGGGCATCTGTCAAGAACTATTTTTATATTGGTAACTATAAAATTTACATCACCTTTATAGTTAGTCCTCATAGATGTGAGTATCCTCGATGTATTTTCCACGATGTTTAATCTGAAACCATAATGCTTTAACTTTTTTAGTTAAAGACTTTATCCATTTTTTTATCATATATATCCTTTATAATTCTGTCCGCCATTAGCCTGTTTCCTTCGTGTAACGGATGGTCTCTTGGTCCAAATGGGACTTTTTTTCTGATGCACATGTCATAAAAAGCTTCTTCTTTCATATGCGGTAATAATTCTTTGTAGTGTTTTCCATTAAGGGTTTGCTGCTTCCATGTAATGTTAGCACCTTCTTTTTTCTGTTCGTTTAGTGTTCTCCATACGGGTTTTATTTGTCCATCACTCATATTATAAAATAAGTAAGGAACTTTTTGAAGTTCTAACATATTCTTTACTGCTAGCATATAATTTAAAGTTTCTATTAAATTAGAGGGAGCGTTCCGGACACTTCTTCCATAATTATTTACTCCTTCCCACTGAGGTCTATTCATGTCTGGGTGATAGTGCATCTCTGAATCGTCGCTTACAGTGAAATCGTCCATAGCCATTCTATGTCTTGTCCAAGCAGCTTGCCTCCAAGTATTATTAGCACGATTTAAATATTCAAATCTGTTTATATTTGACCAAACTATGATAACCATTTTAGGTCTTGCTGCGACAATCTTTACTGGATCGGCTGCCACCTTACCCCAGACTTGATCATTTGCAGTAATTCCTTGGGGATGCATAAAATCATCTATCATATTCCTAAAAATTCTGTCGTTGCTTCCTCCTACTTTGGAGTGCCTTAACATATCTTGTCCAAAATGATTCGATACTATCCAAGCAAACTGGTCTTGAACTCTTTCTATTTCCATGCCTTGTACAAAGCTACATCCATTCCAATAAATCAAAATACTTTTACTCCATACTTATGCTGAAAGTCTAATGCCTGCTCCCAAGTGTTAACCATAGGTTCACCTTTAATATTCAAACTGGTGTTTAATAACATAGGTACTTTAGTAATATCATAGTACACCTCTAGTATACGTCGTAGTGCTGAGGTGCAGTCTTTGCGAACCACTTGTACTCGTGCTGTCCCATCAACATGTGTGACCGAACTATAGTCGTGTTTTGCTTTTGCCACGAATTGCATATACTCATTAGTATACCCTTCAAAATATTCATCTACGTATTCCTCTAATATTGCTGGAGCAAATGGTCTAAATTTCTGTCTGCGTTTAATCGCATTGACTGTATCTTTGATATCGAACCTAACATCTCCTAGTAAACTTCTGTTACCAAAAGCACGAGGTCCGAACTCAGCTTTGCCATTAGCTATTCCAACTACTTTATTACTTATAATTTCTTTTACTACTTCTACTGGATTTATTTCTTGATCTATATTATGTCCTAAAAAACAATCTTTGAAGTTTATATGCTCTTTTCTGTGAGCAAGTATACAACCTAATGCACTCCCAGCGTCACCTGGGCTTGGAAATATCCACATATCATCAAACATTGGTCTTATTTTTGAATTTGCCACGCAGTTTAATGCTACTCCACCTCCATAAACTAATTTTCTTCCGTACTTTCTAGCCTCTAACATTATGTTATGTATCTCATGTTCTAAAAACAACTGAGCTGAAGCCGCTATATCTTCAGGAGTTTGCCAAAACCATTTGTTAATACTAATTCCTTTGTGTAGATTCGTATTTATTATATCACCCATATCAATACTAGGAGTGCCATAAGCTGCCATACCCATTGTAATGTATTCATCTTCGTTTGGTTTTAATCCGATGCGTTTCGTGATAGCACTATAGAATAGACCTAAACTACTAGGGTATCTTTTGCTCCAGACTTTCTTTCTATCTTTCCAGATAGTTGCTGTATCATACTCACCGATTGCATCTATTACAACGCATACTACATCATCTTTAAAAGGAGCAGTATAATATCCTGCTGCCATATGACTCTCATGGTGTCCTACAAATTCATCATACTCATTCCCTTCATGGGGTTTCATATGATGTTGTTCTCGTCTTTCGTTTTTTAACTTAATATCTTCATAAAAAACACTAACATCGTGGTCAGTAGTTTTTAAATAGTCAGGTACCCATCGAGTATTCTTTACACGAGTATACCTCTCTGCATGTGTTGCAAATAAAATTTCATTATTTCTCATGACTGCTACTCCAGCGTCATGAAACCCTTCACTAATCCCTAAATATTTCATGCTTTTTGGGGAAGTCCTCCAATATTTTTGAGTCCATGCAGAAACATTCGGTGTGACCACCGAACTTATGTGCTGTTTTATGTCTGTCAATTTCATATTTCTTGTGTAGTTTCTGTTCCCATCTCCAACAATCGTATATCGTCCCGTTCCAAATTCTCTGTATTCTTATTTCGTAATTGGTAAAGCCACGCCCTCGTCGAACGACGTCTTTGAATGTTGTTCCTTTTGCGATTCCTACTTTTATTGTTTCTCGTTCCCATGTTACTGTATTCACAAGGACAATTCCGTAGAGCAATCCTGCTTTCTCTTTTTCAAGAGGATGGTTATCAAAATAAGTGTGATTATAAATCCCACCAGCACTCATATTCGTAAGTCGCCTTCTTGTTGTTTATGTACTGACTTCCACGCTGCTTTTTTAGCATACGCAAGTTCTATACATTTAGTACAAACTTCACAAGGTTTTTTGTTTATCGTTTTGGTACAACTATGTACTAATTCCAGTAAGTCTGGTTTAGCTTGTATCAATGCTGCCACAATCTCTGATTTCTGCATCCATTCAAAAGGGAATAGATTAATAGGCAGTTGTAATATATGGCGAGGATGAATCCCGTGTGGGTCTAGCGTCCTGCTCCATCCACAGGCTAAAGCACGGAATGGAAATTTTAATTGTAATCTTTGTTTGAATGAATCATCTGAGTTAGCACCCCATATAATGGCTTTCCATTTAATCTTTCGATTACCTTGAATTAATGTGCATATAGCTGATTGATGTTGAAGAACAGGATAGTTATTAACTTTCCAGTCTTGGGGCATGTTTGCTTCGTCTACTAGAAGTCTTACTTTCATTAGGTCAGCTTGTTTTTGAGCCGCTTCGAGCTGTGCGTCTGCGCTCTCCCCCCAAACTTTATTATATAAATGTAGAGCCACAGGATTATATCCTTTAGCTTTAGCGTACCATAAGGCAGCTGCACATTCTAGTCCACCACTAAGGTTGACTATTGAGTCTACATCATGTTTAAGGTTTTCAACCATTTTATTTTATTCTTATCTCTCGAAGTCGGTAATCTGTTGCATGTTGCACAGATTGGGTTATATTTTCTATTGCCTTTGGCTAATTCTTCTTTTAACTTCTGTAACTCAGGGTTATTTTTCCATACATCAAAAAAGTTGTCTGTGTTTATATTACCAAATACATTAGTGTCTGTCCAGTCATTACAACATAGTTGTATACTGCCATCCCAATGTACCCAGCCTTTTGTCATAGGTAATATACATACTTCATTAATTGCTGACCTATCGGTGGCAATACGATTGTATATATCACTTCTATTTGATACTTGAATAGGCGTTTCGCCCCATTCTTCAGGTTTCATATTCTGATCCCAGTATCTATGTTGAGCTCTAGGCATAATCTTTTTTCTTTCTTCCATCTGTTCTTTAGATTTATAACTGTTAATTATAAGACTATCAAACAAATCAAAAGTAGCCATACGCTCCGCTAATTTATATCCATTAGTTAGGATTCTTGTTCTATACGTTCTATTTGGATTGTGCAACATTCGAGCTAAAGTGCCGAAATCAGGGTGTAAGGAATTTTCTCCTCTACCTGTGAAACACACATATCCTTCAAACCCCTCTAAGCTAGAAACAAACTTGCCGAATGTTCTAATACTCATATAGTGCTTGGCATTTGGATAACCACTACTACGAGGACAATAGTTACAGGTCTCATTACAAAGACCAGTAACATCTATATTAATAAGTATCGGGTTCATATACAAAAATCCAATTGGTTCTTCCAGCCGAATCTATATTTGTACCAACTTCTTTAAATCCAAAGTCTAAGAAAGGTTGTTTACCTCCCTCATAAGTTATTTCACACATCATTCTGGGACTGCCCCATTGTTTCATACAAAATTCTTTCCCTTTAGTTAAATCTCTTTTGGTACACCCACCTTTGTAATCAGACCTCCAAGCTTGTCTACGAAAAGCAGGATATCTGTAAGATACTCCGTTATCTCCATAGAAAGTTTTTCTGTCGCATAGTGCATTTACTCCAACCATAACACCTTTATGATACCAAAGCATCCAATACTGGTGTTTGTCGTACTTATCTTCTAAGTCCTGGTAACATACTTTGTTACGGACAATAAAACCATCGACTCTTAACTGTAGGGCATCATAAAGCTCATCTACAGTTAAGTAAGTATAGTGTTTTATTTTAGAAATCATACTCTTTTTACAATTCTTGGGATTATCTCCCCACTTCTTATTACTTCTACATTACAACCTATTTCTAAGTCAAGAGCTTCAATATATGCAATGTTATGCAGTGTAGCTCTTGATATGGTTGCTTCTCCTATCACACAAGGTTCGAGTATAGCGACTGGTGAAACTGCACCTGATTTACCGACATTCCATTCAACATCTAATAATCGAGTAACAACTCCTGCTTGCCTAGTTTTTAGAGCAAAGCTACCTCTAGGGTGGTGTGCGGTGTAGCCTAACGATTCAAAATATATATTAGAGTCGACTCTTACCACTTTACCGTCCTGAGGGAACTGGCTATAATCACTTTGGGTGACTGTGTTTAGTCCCATACTCGCTAACATACCCATATCTCCTATCCAATCTGGACAGATGGCTGGTGAACAGCCGTAGGCTATGAAAGTCAAGTCACGAGACTGAAATTCTTTTGTACTTTTTAAGTTCAATGCACCTGCTGCATAATTTCTAGCATTAGGTATTTCCTTTGGAGCTACAATCTCACCTGTAATTTGGGTAAGTTGAGTTCTAAAGATTTTATTTGGAACTATAGTTTTAATTTTATCAGTAATATCTAGCCCTTCTTTGCCATCGCCACGTGTTAACGCCTGAGATAATACGCCATCTATATAAGTTATAGATACAGCTGCACCGTCCAGTTTAGGAGTCATAATAGTTGCTTTTGTGGTGTCCCATTTTGGTTCCTCATCTTCTCCGATAAAGACCTTTTGTAATGAATACATTGGGAAAGGGTGTTTGAATCTTTGTTCTCCTACTTCTACATAGCCTACTTTATTTTGTAGTACAGTGTTTTCTGTAAGTCTGTCGTATACCTCGTCCGGCAATATAGGATTGCCTTCAGCATACTTCTGATTACAATATTCTAGGTATTCTGTCTTATTCATACATATATTATACAGAAAATTTAAGGATTTGTCAAGTATTATTTTTGTGAGTTATAAATAAATCTTATCTAATACATCCTTGAAATGAGTTTCAAGAACTGTTTTGACTTCGGAGATAGATAGAATCTCAACTAACCCCTCAAACAGAGCCTTGCTATTATTAAAGTCTATAGGCATAGCTAAGCCGTCCCGTGTCGGTTTCCATTCTTCGTCAAAGTCTAGGTAATATTTCCTAATATGTAGGTATTCTATATTTCTAAAGCTATTTACAGTAAGGTAAACTCTCTCGTGTTTTTCTTCATTGTAATGTATTAGCTTTTCATATACAGGGGGCGCATTATGTAGTTCTATCATTCTTCAATATCGCTGATAAAGGAACAATGGAAGTAACATTCTCAGGTGCTAAAAGCCTGTAGCTATCACAATCCCAACAAAAAAGTAATACTTGATTATTGTTTGGTGTAGCCCTATTCTTTTTAGTCTGAATATGCTTATTGTCAAAATCCATAGTGCAAACATTATATTTCATTCTGCGACTATTTTGACTACGATAGGTAATGATGGCGTCGCCCGCATTACTGACGTTCTTTATAAAATCATCTTTTTGCATGAGTTTCCTTGTAGGTAGTTAAAGTCCTTTAGCGTCCTATCAATGGTATTATCTTGCAAGGTCAAATCTATAGATAAAAGAAGACCCAGCCCTTACGAGCTGAGTTCTTCAAGGGGTAAAGTTAGTCGTTCAGTTCGTTAATTAACTGTGCGAAATACTGAGCAGCCTTACCAGTAAGCTTACTGATAATTGCAGTGTCTGGTTCTTTACCTGCGTCTGTGATTGCTGAAGCTAAGTCATCCTGAGCACCTGCTACAGAGACTCTAGTTCCACCACCAGTTCCGCTAGATTTAGTTCCAGCCGCTGGAGTTTTCTTTACATAAACTCCTGCCTTTGTTAAAATCATTCTGACTCCATTTGGGCTCTCACCTAATTCATCAGCTACAACTTTAACTATTTCCATACTCGTTTCGGGAGTAGGTTCTTCTGCAGTATACATCTCTACTGCCTGAGCTTTCATTTCGTCTGTCCAAGCCATTTTTCTTTTCCTTGTTAATTTAAATTTTAGTTCATATTCGGCAAGAGTCATAGTATTTTTATAACCTGGGCACCAACCTGTGGTATCCAGCATTTGTGTATAAAACCTATCGCTCATTGCTTATTTCCTTAATATAAATATATTATACTAAAAGTTTAAGCAAGAGTCAAGAACTAAATTCTATATGCTATACCCAAAAGTAGTAATATCTTCCCTGTACATTAGTGCAACACTACTTTTAGACTTTAGTGTGTACCACTGCTCCCACATAGGTGCTACAAATAAGTTATCCAAAATAGAAGTATCTTCCACAACTAACTCATGTTCCTGTAGTTCATGCTTCCAATCTTCTAACCTTATTAAAATATCGCTATCTTTATACATTTCCTTCTGTGAAGTCATTGTATATTTTTGTAGCCAATTATCTAGACCTATATAATTAAGACTATTATGGTACTCCGTTATTACTCTTTCGTAAGGGTTTCTAACTACTCCAATTTTAATTTTATTCGAGACCAGAGATAAATTCTGATTCATATCTCAACTCCCGAGCTAATGCTCTACAGTCTTCAATTGCATGACTTAACATAGGAGGTTCTACTTCTCCTAGTTTATCTAGCTTCTCTATAAGTGCTTTTAGTTTAATAGCACAGTGTATTCTTTCGTGTGTCATCCTAATAATCCTGTTACAAAGTTTCTAATGAATCTCTCTCTATGTTTGCCAACATCAAGTGCGGCATACATTAATAATGGCGTGAGAGGTAAGGCTAAAATCAGCACTATACCAATCACAAATTTTTTATGTTTAAGGACTACATTGTCTTTATCCACTAGGGTTGCTATTTCAAAAGCTGGTATAACCAATTTCCAAATTACTATGACCCATCCAGATAGCCAAAATGCTATTAAATAATCCATATGTTTTCCTTATTCTCATTTTATGAGTTCTTTACAAATATTGTTGTAAGTGTTTTAGACTACCTAGTTCATACGATAACGCGTGACTATAGTAACCTGCTTTGCTCCCGTCTAGATGTGGAAAGAAACTCTTGCTCAAATCACAAGGCGTTACCACCCATAATTTATAACATTGTGCTCCATATTTTTCCATATACATCGGGTCTTTGTGTACATCAAGTACTTGTGCCATATGATTCCTTCTAGCGCACCATACTTTTTCTCCTATTTCAAAAGAATCAGCTATGCACTGGTCTGGTATCATTGCCTCTTTGTGTCCTGCATAATCTGTTTCAGGTAACTTCTGAGGCACACCTAATCTTTCTATAATACCTTTTACAAAGGCTGGCGACCTATAAAGACCTTGTGCTATTGTAGTAACATTGTCGCCATCAATATATCTTTGAACTACCATTTTTATTTCTTGGGAATTTGCACCTTTTCCTTTGTTTTGTGCTTTTCTTCTGTCCCTAAACTCTACAGTTTCGATATGGTTGTCAATTATATTTTTTAATCTTGTTGTGTTGTACGCTATATTCAGCATACCACACGCTTCTTTTTTAGTGATGGGCTT